ATTTAGGATTATCATACAGTTACACAATACACAAGGCTCAAGGCTCTACCATCAAAGTCGTGATTGTTATTTCTCCGAGGTCTCATATTTATATGTCTTCATCGAATCTACTGTATGTTGCTGTAACAAGAAGTAGTGATAAGTGCTTCCATTTTGGTTTGCCGTCTACAATAAACATGGCAATGAAGAAGAAAGAGAACTTCAATAGAAAGACCTTTATGCAAGAGATGCTAAAAAATTCAAAAAATACTATTGACATTTAATTACAAATGTTGTATAATATTAATGCTAAAGTTATGGGCTTAAAATAGATATAATAAAACAAACATTTTAAGTCCTAACTATTAAAGTTATAAGAGGTGAAACGCATGAGCGAAAATGAAGCAAGTAAGCCTAAGAAAAACAAGAAGAAAAAGAAGTGCAAGATTAAGTGCCGTCAATGTGAGTTCTACGACATGGCTTTGGACTATTGCTCACAAAAGGAAATTGAAGATTGTACAATGCAGTCACATATCAATTTCTCATCTTGCGAAGACTTTTTGATTAGAGAAGAACTGGCATTTTTCTGAGGTGAGTAAATGATTAACGAGATTGAGTTAAATATGATGAAGGGGATGGTTTCAATCCTCAACGATGCTGCCAATGCGTATTATAACACTGGCAATCCAATTATGACCGATGCTCAGTTTGATGCTAGATTGGCAGATTTGAAACAGTTTGAAGAAGAAACAGGTTTCGTGTTAAGTAATTCTCCTACTCAGAATGTAGGCTATAAAGTGCTTACAGAGCTTAAAGAAGTAGAGCATAACCATAAGATGCTATCTCTTGATAAGTGTCACAGCGTACAAGAACTCATTAAATTCGCTAACAATAAAGAGTTAATTGCAAGTATTAAATTGGATGGAATGACTGTATCTTTGCTGTATGAAAATGGCGTTCTTGTAAGAGCTGAATCAAGAGGAAACGGTTATGTAGGTAATGACATTACAGAACATGTTAAGAGCTTTAAGAATGTGCCAATGAAGATTACGAAGTCTGATACATACATTATCGACGGAGAAGCTGTAATTCTTGACGATGACTTTATTGAAGTTAATAAAAATGGTGAGTTCAAAAATTCTCGCAACCTTGTTGCAGGTACATTGTCTGTCCTAGATACATCTTTAGTCGCTCAAAGAAAAGTGTCTTTCTTTGGGTGGGATATCATTGAAGGCGGCAGCAGTAATAATCTCAATGGCAACTTAAATGAAGCAAAGACTCTTGGATTTAGCATTGTGCCATACTGGTTCAATAACACAACTACTGGATTAAACCCCGACAATCTGCAAGGCAATATTGATTACGTGTTTGAGTACGCTAAAGATAACGGTTATCCTAATGACGGTATCGTGTTTAAGTTTAATGACATTGAGTATGGTAAGTCTCTAGGAGCTACTTCACACCATTTCCGAAATGGAATTGCTTATAAGGCAAAAGATGATGTTTATGAAACAGAATTGATTGACGTAGAATTTACTATGGGTAAGACTGGCGTTTTAACTCCCACAGCCGTGTTCAAGCCAGTAGAGATTGATGGAACTATTGTTGAAAGAGCATCTGTACATAATATTTCTATCTTATCTAATTTGGATTTGCATGTTGGTGATACTATCGAAGTATACAAAGCAAATATGATAATTCCGCAGGTTAAGAGAAATGTTTCTGCCGATGAAAGAGCGGCAATTGGTGCGGAAATCGAAGATATGTTGCTCCCTGTTAGTTGTCCTGTTTGTGGTGGCAAGACCGAACTCGTAACCGAAAATAGTTCTACTATTCTTTTGTGTACAAATGATAATTGTAAAGGCAAATTGCTTGGCAAGTTGACACATTTTGTTTCTAAGAATGCGATGAATATCGATGGAATGAGCGAAGCGACTTTAGAAAAGTTTATCGAACTTGGTTGGGTAAATTCTTTTGAGGATATTTATAATCTAAAAAACCACGCTTCTGAAATGATGAAGTTAGAAGGTTTTGGAGAGAAGTCTGTAAAGAAGCTGCTTAATGCTATTCACGAGAGCAAGAATACTACTCTTGATAGATTCATCTATTCGCTCAGTATTCCCCTTATTGGTAGAAATGCAAGCAAAACTATTAGTAAATTCTTTGATGATGACTTTGAGCAATTCTATATGGAATGCTGTATGATGAAATTTGATTTTACACTATTAGAAGATTTTGGAGATGTAATGTCTAAATCTATCAGTGATTATCTTGATAAGAATTTCTTTGAGATTGGTGCACTTTCTAAATATATGAATTTTGAAAAGCCAGAAGTAGTTGCCAGTAACGTAAACCTTTCTGGACTTACATTCGTGATTACTGGTTCATTAAATCGTTTTACTAATAGAGACGAAGCTAAAGAACAGATTGAGCGGTTTGGCGGCAAGGTGTCTGGAAGCGTAAGTGCCAAGACTAGCTACCTAGTAAATAATGATGTTACTTCTACTAGTGGCAAAAATAAAAAGGCAAAGGAACTGGGCATTCCTATTATCTCTGAAGAAGAGCTAATTAAAATGCTTAACTAATAAATATAATTTAAATTATAATAACTAAGGTTATATATTGTAATTAATGGAGGAATAATATGACTGTTCAAGAATGGCTTGGTTCAGATAATAAATTGGGAATTGATATCTGGACGAATAAATATCAATTTGAAAATGAAACATTTGATGAATGGCTAGACAGAGTTTCTAATAGCAACGAAGAAGTAAAAAAGCTGATTCTTGAAAAGAAATTCTTATTTGGTGGAAGAATCTTATCTAATCGTGGTCTTAATAAAAGAGGTATTAAAACCACTCTTTCTAATTGCTATGTGATTGCTCCGCCAGAAGACAACATCGAATCAATTTTTGAATGTGCAACTAAATTGGCACGAACTTATTCTTATGGCGGCGGATGTGGTATTGATATTAGTAAATTAGCTCCAAGAGGTGCGAAGGTTAGAAATACTGCGAAAGAAACTTCTGGCTCTGTTAGCTTTATGGATTTGTATTCTTTGGTAACTGGATTAATCGGCCAAAATGGTCGCAGAGGAGCACTTATGATTTCTCTCGCTTGCGACCATCCAGATATTGAAGAGTTTATCGAGATTAAGTCCGACCTTGAAAGAGTTACAAAAGCAAACATTTCTATTCGTATTACCGACAAGTTTATGTATGCAGTAGAAAATAATGAAGACTTTGTTCTCTCTTTCACTAGAGAAGAGACAAACGATACTATTATTAAGACAATTAATGCGAGGAATTTGTTTCGTAAGATTTGTGAAATGAATTGGGATTATGCCGAGCCGGGAATGTTATTTTGGGACAGAATTGAAAATTGGAATTTATTGAGTAACGATGAGAATTTCCATTATGCTGGCACAAATCCTTGCGCAGAAGAGCCACTTCCTGCTGGTGGCAGTTGTTTGCTTGGCAGTATTAATCTTGCAGAATTTGTAACTAGCGATAAGAGTTTTGATTTTAACAATTTTATGAATACAGTAAACATTGCGGTAAGAGCTTTGAATGAAGTTCTCGATGAGGGTATTGAATTACATCCACTGCAAGAACAAAGAGATTCTGTAAGAGATTGGAGACAGATTGGACTTGGTATTTTTGGATTGGCTGATATGCTTATCAAAATGAATATTCCATATGGAAGTGAAGAATCTATTGCTCTATGTGACAAAATTGGATATGTAATGGCAGACCAAGCAATTTATACATCTAGTGATATGGCAGAAAATATCGGTGTATATCCAAAATATAATTCTCGTGCAATCAATACATCTCAATATTTAAGAGAAAATGTTACGAGTTCTACATACAGAAAAGTTACAACGAGCGGTATCAATAATTCTCAGTTGCTAACAATTGCTCCTACTGGCAGCTTATCTTCTATGCTTGGTGTATCTGGCGGCATTGAACCTATCTTTGCGAATTACTATACAAGAAAGACAGAATCTCTTCATGGTCATGATGAATATTACAAAGTATACACTCCTATTGTAGAGAAGTATATGAAGGAACACAATATTACAGATGATGCTATGCTGCCTGATTTCTTTGTAACCGCACAAGATTTAGATTATAAAGACAGAATTAAAATGCAAGCTGTTTGGCAGAAACATATTGATGCTTCTATTAGCTCAACTGTAAACGTACCTAATTCATTTACCGTAGAAGATACAGAAAATCTTTATATGCTTGCATGGAAAGCTGGTCTAAAGGGAGTTACCATCTTCCGTGATGGATGTAAGAGAACTGGCATTTTGACTACAAGTGAAACCAATGAAAGTAAAAATGAAGTAGCAAGCGAATTACAGCGTGGAGAGATTATTGCTACCGATGATAATATTGTGGGTCTGAAGCGTAAGCTAATGACTGGTTGTGGTTCTTTGCATTGTCAAGCATTCTTTGACCCTAGTAATGGAGAACTCAGAGAGATTTATCTTAGTAAGGGTTCTACTGGTGGATGTAACAACTTTATGATTGGTCTTTCCAGAATGATTTCTGCTGCTGCTAGAGCTGGCGTATCTCTTGATGATATTGTAGACCAGTTGATGTCTACTGGTGCTTGTCCTAGTTATGCAAAGCGTGGTAAGAGCAAGGGTTCCTGTTGTCCTATGGCAATTGGATATGCTCTAAAAGATATGCATAAGCAGTTTAATGATTGCTTTGTAAATGGAGTAGCTATTCCCGATGTAGAAGAAAAGGTTGTTGAAACTGCTATAAAGAGTAAAATTTTATGCCCTAATTGTGGCGAAGAATTAGTGTTTGAGGGCGGTTGTAATAGTTGTAAAGCATGTGGTTGGAGCAAGTGTGACTTATAAGGTTATAGGAGAAAAGTGAATGAAAGAAACAGTAAATATTAAGTTTGCAAAAGTGCGTCCTGACGCAATTATTCCGTCTAAGAGAGACGAAGATATGGGATTTGATATCTATGCTTGTTTTGACGAAGACTATATTGTAATTAATCCACATGAAACCAAGTTGATTCCTACTGGTATTGCCAGTGCTTGTGACCTTGATTATGGCTTCTTGGTATTCGAGCGTGGCAGCACTGGCTCTAAGGGCATTGCAAGAAGATGTGGCGTTATTGATTCTGGATACCGTAATGAATGGTTTATTGGTTTGACTAATACGACTCATAAAGTTATGTTCATTTCAAAGTTGAAATCTCTTCAAACTATTATGAAGCATACAAGTATGGATATTGTAGATGCAATGCAGTATGAATCTGAAATGATTGTTTATCCATATACAAAGGCAATTGCACAAGCCCTTGTAGTTCCTGTGCCTAAGACAAATGTAGAAGAGCTTTCTTATGATGAGCTAAAAGAAATTGAATCTGAACGTGGTATGGGCGCTTTAGGAAGCAGTAACAAGTAAATCTATATATAAATGAAAAGAAGTAAAAAATAGACCACAATATATAGTGGTATAACTATAAATAAAATACTATATATTGTGGTCTAAACCACTTAAAACTCTGATTTTATTATCTAACAAAACAAGAGAGGTAAATTATATGAAGTTAGCAGAAGTTAGAAATCTGGGAATCAAGTATTGCGAAGAAAATAATGCTAAGTTTACTTACATTTCTCATAATGACACTGAAGCATTTTATCTGATGGACAAGGAGGATAATCATACCGTTTTCTTCGTAAATAGAAATGGCAGTCTACATCCTTATCGTCAGACTGAATATGCTGCCAATTTCCATAAGGAACTTTCCAGACGAAGAAAGAATAGAAATAAGTATGATAAGCGAAAGCTGGCAGAAGCGGCTAATCGTGTTGACGAAGAGGCTGTTGGCTAATTGAGGTAATTATATGAATTACTATATATCAGATTTGCACTTCGGATGCCAAAATAATTTCGAAAATCGTACATTGAAACACGACCAGTTGATTATAGACAATTGGAATCGTGTTGTAACTAATGCAGATACAGTTTATATTCTTGGTGATATTGGCAGAATTGGTAGTAATAAAGATAATGAATATCTGTGTAAATGCTTGTCTGTGTTAAAAGGTAAGCGTGTAGCAGTACTTGGAAATCATGACGGCGACCTAAAAGATATCAGACTAAGACAGCTTTTTACAGAAGTGTGTGACCGCAAAGAAATCATAGATAATTATAATGGCATGAATCATAAATTAGTGCTGTTACATTCTCCTGAACTGTTCTGGGCAAATCAACACAAGGGGTCTGTTTTGCTATATGGGCATTTACACATGTCGGACGAGTGGGAAGTCTATAAACACTGTCTTAATTATGTGAATAACTTTTTCAAGGATAAGACTATGAAGGGTTATACCGACTGTCCTCCGGCGAGAGCGTATAATGTTGGATGTATGCTACCCTATATGAATTATACTCCTAGAACATTAAAAGAAATTATTGAAATTTCTGAAAAAAGTGCTTGACATTTAATTTCCAGTATGATATAATACCTATGTCGGTAAGGCAATTGGCTATTGACCTCCGACATAGGTAGATATAATGGATTAGGATAAAACGAAAACTTTCAGAAAATTCAAAAAAGTACTTGACATTTGGTTTTAGATATGATATAATACCTACAGTCAATGAGCGAAGCAGATGATAATTGATGAGAATTAAACGATTGGGAAATCAAAAATTATTTTCAGAAATTCGAAAAAAGTTCTTGACAAGGTGACGAAGATATGATATAATATTCATGTAAAAACCGAGTGAGTTGTTGAGGGATTTGATTTGGAAAACTTAAAAAAGATTTCAGAAAAATCAAAAAAAGTTCTTGACAAACAAAACAAAGTATGATATAATACATACAGTTCAGAGATGAATGAAAGTTAGTAAACAATATAACTGATAAAGTTATATAAAATATGGATGCATGGCCAAGTTGGTAAGGCACTACACTTTTAATGTAGGAATTTCGAGAGTTCGAGTCTCTCTGCATCCCCCATTGGTTAGCTTTCCAATTAAAAAAGCAAAATATGCGGATGTGGCGGAATAGGTAGACGCAACAGACTTAAAATCTGTCGGTAGAAATACCGTGTGAGTTCAAGGCTCATCATCCGTACCAGCGTTGTGGTTATAATGTGTGTACAAACATTATATTTAGCGAATAGTAGCTGTATCCTGCTATTCGCACACAATGAAAACAATTAACACTTTTGATACAGAGGAGTAACAAGTATGGCAAGAAACAAAAGAAGTAAGAAAAGTAATTTTGACCCACGTTCTCACATAGGAGAACAACACGGAATCTACACGATAGTAGATATGCTCGATGAAAAAGATAAGTATGGACACTACATTTATGTAGCTGAGTGCAAAGAATGCGGATATAAAAAATATTCAACTTATGGTGAAATTACTGGAAAATCGCATATAGCTACAATATGTAAGCATGTGTCTCCTGATGGCAGATATGTGCAACAAATAAAATGGAATAACCGTAGAATTCGAAGTATTTTTAGTGATATGAAACAACGTTGTTACAACAAGAATAACAAAACATATCGATGGTATGGAGAAAAAGGTATAAAAATTTGCAATGAGTGGCTTGATAATCCACTATTATTTGAAGAATGGTCACTACAGAATGGCTACGAAGATAATCTAACAATTGATAGAATCGACGAAGACAAAGACTATTCACCAGACAACTGTAGATGGATTGAGAATGTTGAAAATGCTAAGTATAAATCTACTACTTCTATAATAGATATAGATGGTGAGAAACATACTGGTAAAGACTGGTCAAGAATTTTAGGATTTAATGTAAATATGATAAATAAATACATAAGGAAGCATGGTTTAGAAAACACTATTGAATTTATTAAAAAATTTACAAGTGAACCAAATAAAAATCGAAAGCATAATCAATCTTATTACGAATTATACATGAATTAACTAATAAATTTATACATAATAAAAATGGAAAGCTGAAAAGTTTGTGGTCAGCAAAAGTCAACTAATGAGGTTTTGAGTTGACACGATATATGGGGGTGTAATGTAAAGAGCATCGCTGGTCTTATAAACCAGAGCGCACCAGATTAGTGCCGTGTGTAGGGAGCGTTACCCTCCACCCCTACCAAATGGTTCCGTCGTATAATGGAAGTACACTCGGCTCATAACCGAGGCGGTCACAGGTCAGGACTGTGCGGAACCACCAAATATGCAAACATGGTGGAATAGGTAGACACGCAAGGTTTAGACCCTTGTGCCGAAAGGCGTATGAGTTCAAGTCTCATTGTTTGTACCACTTGGAGAATGTAGTGTAACAGTAACACACCTCGTTTGGGGCGAGGAGTAGCGGGGCAGCACCGACATTTTCCACCATATGCGGTATTAGTTCAGTTGGTAGAACACCTGCCTTCCAAGCAGGATGTCGTCGGTTCAAGTCCGATATACCGCTCCAACAAAAAACAAAATAAAACACAAATAAAAAAAGGAGTAACAAAATATGAAGCTTGCAAACATCAAGGAAGTAAACGAATTCCTTAAGACAGCAGATGAATGTCGTGGTGCTGTTTGGCTGGAATCCCCTGAAGGCGACAAAATTAATCTCAAGTCTAAGCTCTCCCAGTACATTGCAATCTCCGCTCTAATCAGCATTGAAGGTGAGAATCTTGAATTGTTCTGTGCCTTGAGAGAAGACGAAGAAAGATTCTTGAAGTTCTTCCGTGAAAATCCTAACACTCTTTAAAAAAGAATTATGGCAAGAACATCCTCTAAAATCGTAAAATCTATTCCAAGTACCGAAAACGGTACAGGGGTAGATTGTATGAATGGTAAATATCTTATTACTCAGAATCCTTTAAAAGAACAATTCACTCTTTGGAAGTGCCTTGAAGATGAAGGTGGTGGATTTGAAAGAATCTCAACTTCTAAGAATCCGCTAGATTTCGATAAGATAATTCCTTGGGAAGTTAAAGATTAAAACATGCACCGTTAGCTCAGTTGGATATGTAGCAACTGCCTTCTAAGCAGTAGGTCATTGGTTCAAGTCCAATACGGTGTGCCATGTGTGCCGACACATAGAAAGCGGCTGAGTCGATTAACACTTGTAGAGACAGAAGTTAATCATATGCGTGGAATTCGTAGCGTGTCCACCTTTGGGCGCACTGTAACAGCCAGTAAATAATAAATATTGTCCCGTAGCCAAGCGGTAAGGCATCAGACTTTGACTCTGACATTCACTGGTTCAAATCCAGTCGGGACAGCCAGAGGTCGGGTAGCGCCCGAATAAACTGAGCGAGAGCAGGACACCTCAGAGAAATTGACAATGCTCGTTGAAAACTGCGTGGTTAATTGATGCTGTTGTACTGGTAGCGGTTTAATCAATTCGCTAACGATGTGATAATTAAACGGGAACTGCACAATCAAATTATTTGGAGGTAAATTATGACAAATACAAATGAAACTAATATTGCTCTACTCAAGAATAGAATTCATCTTCTGACCGTAAAAGACCCAGTTATGAACGGTAATATCATTCGTAAACTGAAACGCAAGCTGCGTAAGCTAGAATCAGAAGGTTAATTTAATAAAGTCTAGCTAGTCGATTACTGTTGACTAACTAGGCGAATACGGAGGCGTACCCAAGTGGCTTAAGGGGTTCCCCTGCTAAGGGAATAGGTCGGGAAACTGATGCGAGAATTCGAATTTCTCCGCCTCCGCCAATATGCTTCCATAGTTTAATGGTAAAATAAGAAACTTGTAATTTCTAGTTGTCAGTTCGATTCTGACTGGAAGCTCCAACATATTTTAAGCAACAGAGATGATGTAATATGAGCAAAAATCACATAGGAGAAACCGCTGGTATATTTACGATAACCGAATTAATGCCATACAAAGATGAAGACGGTCATGCGTTGTATAAGGGTATCTGTAATGATTGTGGATTTAAAAGAATAGCAAGATATTATGATTTGAAGGTAAGTACAAAATGTGTGCATGTACGAATAGATGGCAAAGTGATATCTAATTTAACAAACTGGGATAATGAACGTATTAAAGTAATTTTTAACGGCATGAAGCAACGTTGCTATAATGAAAAAGACAAAAATTACAGATGGTATGGTGCTAAGGGCATCAAAGTTTGTGATGAATGGATGGATAATCCAAAAATGTTTGAAGAGTGGGCTTTACAGAATGGATATGACGATTCATTAACAATCGATAGAGAAAACCCGAAATTAAATTATTGTCCTGAAAATTGTAGGTGGGTCACTAAAGAATTTAATTCAAAATATACATCTGCTACTTCTTTAATCAACGTAAACGGAGAAGTTCACTCTGGGAGAGACTGGTCAAAAATTCTTGGTCTTGGTAAAAATATAATTAATAAATATATAAGAAAATATGGATTAGAAAATACAATCGTCTTTATCGAAAAATATTTAAAGTATCCAAATTTAAAACCAAAAGCAAATCAAAGTTACTATGAACTGTATATGAATTGAATAATAGCTAGGAATACTCCTAGCTTCATACGGAAGCGTAACCCTAAAGGCAAGGGACTGGTCTTGAAAACCAGCAGTAGCGGCGAAAGTCGTGTGAGATTTCGAAATTCTCCGCTTCCGCCATTATCAAACCTCATGGCAGATAAGAGGTTGTATAGGTAATGTTAATGACGTTGCCTATATTGATTAAATTTCCCTATCTGAATCTGCCACATATGCAAGCGTGGCGAAACTGGTAAACGCACTGCACTCAAAATGCAGCGGAGAAATCCTTGTGAGTTCAAATCTCATCGCTTGTACCACTTCACTTTATAAGTGAAAACCAAAATACCAACCAAAAACTAAAAGAAAGTGAGAACTTAATATGTCTAATAATTTTAATAAAGGCGATAAGTTGATTGTAACAAAGAGTCTGAGTAGATTCTTTGAAGAGGGTGAAATCGTAGAAGTTACCGATGTAAATAATGAAACCAACATGATTTCACTGCTTAGCGAAGGAGATAATTTTAAGAAGACGGCTTGTGTAGACATCAATACTTGCAATGAGCATTTTAAGAAGATTCAGCCAGAACCTAATATCGTAATCGCTCCTACTATCACAGAAGAATACATTGCAGAAATTATGGAGAATTCCGATTTTGAAATCCATACCGTATTCGACAAGTGTACCATTGTTTCTTGCAGACTGCCTAATGGTTTCGTCATTACTGAATCTTCTGCTTGTGTAAGCCCTGAGAATTACGATGAAGATACTGGTGCTGAAATCTGTTTTGATAAGATTGCAGATAAGATTTGGGAGCTTGAGGGTTACAGACTTCAGGAAGAACTGTATAGAGCTAGTCTAGTGAATGATTGTCCTTATGGTTGTGCAGATTGTGAGGATTGTCCTTGCGATGAAGAATGTGAATTTGACGAGCCTTTTGAGGAAGAATTTGAGGAAGAATACGATTGTGCTCATTGCGACGATTACAATTGTCTGTCAAATCCCAATAGACTTATTCATTAATAAATAAAATTATATATAGAGTAAAAAACAAAGCGTAGTATATAGTGAATCAAATTAAAATTCTATATACTACGCTTTAAAACTAAATCCAAATTTAAGAGGGTGATATTATGTTCGTAAATTTTGGAGGTATGTTTGAATCGTATCAAGTAATTTTCGAAGTCTATATAGAAGACAAATTAACTAATAGGCAACAAATGGAAGCGCCAAAAGAAATGATAATTGCAAACTTTCTTCAAACCGCACAACAAATTCAAAGAGACCAAAGACCAATTAAAATTAAAATGATTAGACCCGAATCTATTTGGGATAATTTTGAACAGAGAAGAAGAATTATGAATAATGAAATTGAGCTTTGCAACAATGCTATGGTAGCTTGGCAAAATAATAAGTAAGGATGTGAGTTTATATGTGTAGTAAATGGTCTGGAAAATGTGACGTATACGATTCTCTTGTAGCAATACAAAGATACACAGATGAAGAACTGGCAAACAATGTGAATATTTATATGGGCTTCGGAGAGAACCAAAAGAAACTTGACATTAAATGTAATAAAGATTTGATTCCTTATTACCCACATCTTATCGCTACATCTTGGCATGACAATGCAGAGCGTAAAGCAAGTATACATATTACTTCTGAATCCTTTGTAGATAGAGAAGAACGAGAAAGTCTTGAATTCTGCCTTAAAGAATTGCTTAAAATCTACAATCGTTGTAAGCGTAAGAAGATTGAATTTGACATAGATGAAGCAGTTAAAGAAGTGACTTTTAACGGGTGGAATGAAGAGCCTTATAGAAAGCTTGCAATCAGAGTAAAAGAAAAGGGTAGAAAAGCAACCGTAGATGGAATCCATCTTAAGATGCACGAATATTATCGGCAACAGTTAGTCGATACAATGATTGAAAACGGTCTGAATCCTGCCGATTACGGCTATGAACGTTTTTGTAAAGGAGAACAAAAATGACTGACGAATATATTTTAGAGCGTGGATATAAAGAATATTCTCCAACTCCACTTGATAGCGAACATATTGTTACAAGATTTCAAAAGCGCTTTGATGATAGCATCGGAAAGCGATACTTTATTGATGTAGTAAAGTGGTCAAATGAATTCATTCCAATGTCTCACAGAGGTAAATGGTATGAGCCTTTTTCTTATGAGTACGAGGTGCAAGTGGAAATGGGAGAAGACGAGAGGCCGATAAATCTTCATTTCTTTTCTAGTTGGACGCTAGGAAAAGTTGAGGAATTTATGGATGAATTTTTTGAAAAAATGAAACCAAACCATTATGAAACTTGGGATAAATGTTAAAGAGGTAAAAATATGAAAGTTTTAAAGAATAATTATAATTATGAGGAAGAAGTGGTTAAAGAAGTCAAGAATGTAAAACCCTATCCTCGTATTCTTATTTGTGATGGATGCGATTCAGAAATTGAATACGAAAAGTCTGACTTAGAAGTGGGCGCTTTTGGCTGCGCAACCATTACCTGTCCTTTATGCGGATGCGTTAACTATCTTGACGATAATGAGAATAGTGTTGCTTTAACTGCCGACAACGTAGAATTTCCTACTCATTTCTGGCATACTTGCAAGGAAAACGGCGCTGTTGATAGATGCAATAATGAAGAAATAAAAAATGATATTAAACGTGGTATTGAATATTTTAGAAAGAACAAAAATGAATATCATTGGGAAACTGAATGTGGCAACTTATATGTCGGAGTTAATAGATATGAATGCGATGAACAGTGCGATGAACAGTATGAAGTAATTGTTAGTAATAATTATTATTCTACATTTATCCCTTTTGAAGCGATAGATTATTAAGGTTATATGGGGAACTTTATTACATTGAATAAGACAATAAAGTTCCCCAACATTAAAGGAGACGAGTAAAATGGTAATTGAAAATATTCATGTTTATGGACTTGAGAACGCAATCAGAGGAAGCAAATTTCCCATGGCTACAGATGTGACTTCACTGAATTCAGAAATTACAAAGACTACAAAGAAGCTTGGTAATAGTCCTGTTGGTGCAGCTCACGACCAATTTCTTACGGGTATCATTGTTCAATTCGATTTAACTTTTACAGTAAAGGCATGGACAGAAGCTGAAAGATATCACTTCTTTGATTTCATTTCTAGTCAGTCTACAATGCATAGAATTAGTCAGTTTGATTTAAGTAATCAGTATATCGAATATGTTGACCCACGAATGATTGAGATAATGAACGAGCTTAAGGATAAGTACAATGAAACAAAAGATAAAGAAGATTATCTTAGACTACTTTATTCCAATCCTTGTGGTTTCAAACTGACTGCCGCCATGACAACTAATTATAGACAGCTTAAGACAATTTACTATCAGAGGAGAACACACAGACTTCCTGAATGGCGTGAATTCTGCACTCAGATTGAACAACTGCCTTACTTTAAGGAATTGGTTCTGGGAGAGGAGAGTATCTAATGGCTACTCTAACAACAGTCAAAGAACTAATGTCTCATATTAAAGATGGCGATTCTAAGTATACAATTTTGACTAGCGCCTGTTCTAACCAAGAACTTTATGGTAATTTTTATTTTAACTTTCCTTATGAGATGAAAGAATTAGACGTTACAATGATTGAACTAGAATCTGGATGCATTAGATTATATGTACTGTAAGGATGTGTAAATATGGGCGATATTGCTATTGAAAAAGTTTATTCGACTTACGACGATGTTCAAAATCCTAAGCACTATACTGACACAAATATAGAAGTAATAGATTACATAGAGGATAAAAATTTGGGATTTTGTCTCGGAAATGTAATTAAGTATGTGTCAAGAGCTGGCAAAAAACATTCTGCTGATAAAAGCGATAAAGAAAAGGCAATTAATGACCTCAAAAAAGCCAGATGGTATATTGACAGAAGGATAAAAGAACTTGAAGAGAACTTATGTGATTAACAAGTAATAAAGTTATAATGTATATTATTATATACAAAATTACGCTTAATGCATATAAATATATACATTAAATGACTAATTAATAAAGAGGTAAGAAAATGAATGGATACATTGTTGACAAAAATAGTACTGGCAAAACAAGAAAAATGCTTGTAGCAGCCAAAGAAAACAATATGACTGTCGTTTGTAAGAACCCTATTGCAATGGCTGACAAGGCAAGATGTTATGGAATCTATGGTCTAAAGTTTGTTGATTACGCCGAACAGATTGCGAATGAAAATGTTGCTATCGATGAAATCGGTGAATTTATTAAGTATCATTTCGGAGCAAATCTTAATGCGCTTACAATGACAGTAGATTAATGTATAAAATTTAAATCGCTGGATAAGCTAGTACTAGACATCATGGCTGCTCGTACATCCAGTGTCATAGTAAAAAATAGCCCTGTAGAATGTTCTACAGGGCTAAAACTATATCCATACCAAAGGCACTTAAAAGGGTGTTTTTATTATACTAGCATAACAATTTAAGGTCAATTACCTTTTTAATCTTGTTGCTTATTCTTTTCTCGTTCTGCATATTCTTTCTTTAATTTTTCAATTTGTTCATACATATCTTTTGCAGAAAACAGAGAACCGATATCACATCCATTTGCACTTTCTATTCTAATACCTCTTGCCTTAAACAACTTATAAGTCTTAACAAATGTCATTTGCTTACGACTAATTCTTGTAGGATGTGCAACCAACAGTACATCACAAAGATTTACATCTTCAATATGTCTTGTTACAAATGAAACCTTATAACCTTTATCGGCTGCATACGCTCTACACTTTAATTCTTGCGCTGCTTCATTTTCACCTCGGACATAAATTACAGCTCTTTCTTTTTTGTTCCTTCTAATATATTGTGTGGCTTCCATGATGCTCCATCTCCTATTCAAGTGTTTTTATAAATTCAAAATATTCTCCGATAGTCATTTCTTTGTACATCTTTTTATAGGCTACAAATTTATCAGGGTCATATCTTTTCTCTAAAAGAGTATTCAATATTTCTTCCATTGCTTCTTTGATTTCTTCTATCTCAAATTCTATGGCTGCTATTTGAAACTGGTCTTCTAAATGCGCATATCTTTTAGCAAGGTCAAATAATTCTTTTTCGCTCTTCATAAGTTACACCTACCTGAAAGTTTGATATGATACAAAGTTACCACAAGGGGTCAAACCTTGCGATAACTTTGTGTGAAATATTTTCACTTCCTTTTACGCTGTGGTGTGTTATAATCTTTGTTAACTTAATATTAGTCTAATCTGCCGTGAATATTCTTTTTGCGAGGGAAAGACCGCTCTACTTTGACGGTTGATAAGCGGTGTATCACTCCCGTATAACACGGCTTATCACCTCTGTCTTCAAAAAAATTTCTGTCCATACGACCAAATGGAGTATGGACATGAACAGTTACTTTCTCTCTGCTCACATCAATCCTTTCTACAAAAGTACTAATCATGATTCTCTTAAATTCATCATCTGATTGGTCATATTCTTCTTGAATATCTTCGACATATTGGATGATGAATTTTTCAATGTCTTCTGGTGAAATATCCTCAGCTTCAAAGATATTTTTTCTCTTTTCTAACTCATCTTCGATTTGATATCTTCGTCTTGCCAACTCACCGTTTTTTTCATCAAGTATTTCTTTGCTCATATTTCCGTCGATATACAAATCTCTTAATCTCTCTTGTTTCTTATCGATTTGAGCAAGCTCTTTTTTAAGTTGAGCAGTAGTCACAACAGGTGCATCTCTCATCGCAATAATTTCTTCAAAAGCAACCTGAGCAATCTGTTTGACCATTTCTTCATTCATAACAACATTCATAATTGTCTTTAAAACTTTTGGCTCTACCCAGTCTTTATTGAGCGCAGGATTTTTACATCCATTCTTGTGCTTTACTTTTCCCACGCATTGGTAATAGTAATTTAACTTGCCATTGCCATTTGAACGTTTAGAACCATTAGCACAAATCTTGCTACCACATTCTTTACAATAAGCTTTTCTAGTTAGATGGTAAAAACGCTTTTGTGTTCTTTGTCTAGCTTGCGCTTTTTCACTTGCGTTTTTACACAATTCCTGTGCTTCATTCCAAAGCTTCATGTCGATAGGGTGGTCTTTGATAATCCCATCAAGTCGAACTGTTTCTTTCTTGTCTATTGTATACACATAGTTGCCAATATACTTTTCATTTCTTAAAAGGTCATATAGTGTGCGAGTATTAAACAGCTTGCCACGCTGATTGCGATAACCTTCTTTATTAAGTCTTTCGCAGATTTCTGTTTTAGGATATCCAGCTACATATTCTTCAAAAATGCGTTTAACAATCTTAGCATTTTCATTTGGAACATAATAGCCATCTTTGTCAAGAGAGTACCCGAACAACACTTGACCACCAGCGTGTTTACCTTTTAATGCGTTTTCTCTAAGACCTTTCCTTACCTCAGCAGCAAGGTTAGCACTATAATATTGGTCAATAGTTTCAAGAAAACCTTCAAGCAATTCGCCCTCTGGGGTATCATCAATCTTTTGAGATACAGAAACAACCTTAACATCTATATCTCTTAGTTTCTTCTTATATAAAGCACTGTCAAATTTGTTTCTAGCAAAACGATTAAACTTATGAACCAAAACATAATCAGCTTGGATATGACCTTTAAGCAATTTGTTAATCATGTTTTGGAAGTCTTCACGGTTATCCGTTTTACCACTTTGAGCTTCATCTGTAAACTCTGCTATTAACTCGATATTCTCTTTTTCACAATACTCACGGATTGCCCTTAATTGAGCGTCAATACTTTCTTCACGTTGATTGTTGGAAGAGAACCGAGCGTAAGCAACTGCAACTTTTCTTCGCCTATCTCGTTCTATTGTTCTCGTCATACTTGCCATAGTACCACTCCTTTAATAAATATGGTTATAAGTTATAACTTTCTTAGTTATAATCACATGATAACCACCTCCTATTGCTTAATTTAATATTAACATAATATTCACAATAAGAGAAATAAAAAGGTCTGATAAAAATAAAAATATAGCCCGTATATTGACTATAGCCCGTATATTGACAATATAAAATTATTATTTTAATATAATAAATATGCATACATTCACAAATACACACTTAAGTAAATATCCGACAAAAGTTAATCAATGTCTGATATTTACTTAAATACATAACCAATAAGGTTATATAAAATAAAGAGAGGATAAGGAGAAGGACTATGCGAAAAGAAAGAGAAATAACAATTAAAGTTATAGAAAATAAAAAAATAAATATAAATAGACTAGCTGAATACTTTGCAAGAAAATATGGTGAGAAAAACATAAATAAACAAAATGAAAAATCGTAAAAAAAAGGAAACATGAATATTATCATGTTTCCTAAAATTTTATCTTAATTTTAACTTAATGTTATAGTACCATCCCAATAAATACCGATAGCATTATTATTAATAACATTTGTCGTATCATCAAAAACTGCTGTTACGATAAATCCACTATTATAATTTGCATCTATAGAATAGCTCGTAGGCTTCACATAAGTACTCGCAGCAGAACCATGAGTATAATTATTATTCTGTCTTAACACAAAACCGCTGCCACTTTCAGCAGTTGCTGTAGGAGCGCCAATTACAGGCTTTGTAATCGGAATTGTAAACACTACATTTTTTCCGCTATTAGTAACATATCCTGCGCCTCTATATTGAAAACTTAAAACATCCCCGGCTCTATAATAAGGTCTAAACTCTACATTGCCAGCAGATGCAATATAATTAACGATATCATTTCCATATATATGAGAGTTTCCATTTGCATTGACATATCCGTCATAACCAAGTATTGTATTGCCAAATTGACTCATATGAAGCAATTTATGCACTTCACCAGTATCAGGATGAATGCTTTTTATACCATTGTTATTTGTTTTTAAAATTACTTCACCAGTAACTTCTAAGTTTCCATCAATTATACTATCTTTTAATTGTGCCATTGCCAAATCACCTCTTTAAGTTAAATTTTCACAAAGAAAATTTGCCCCTCAATACCAGAAGAGGGGAGAGTGTCACCATATTGCAAGCCATATGTTAAAGTTGTAATGCCAGAAGCAAATAAATTTGCAAGACCAACGTTTCCTTCAGCCGCACCAGTACCACCATTAGCAACTGGTACTACGTCTATGGCGGCAAGAGGGCCTAATCCTAAATTAGCTCTGGCAGCAGTAGCATTGACAGCGCCAGTACCTCCCTTTGTGACAGGCACAATGTTTGTAGTAGCAAGTGGACTTAAACCGAGCGTTTCTATAATTTCTTCTGTAGTGCTGACACCAGTTCCGCCGTTCTCAACAGGGATAATAATACTTCCGCTGGGAACCTGTTTAATAGCATTATCTGAGTTTACAAAAATAGAATCGTTTGGGTCTAATTTATCTATATAATCAACATCTGTTATTCTTTTATTCGCCATTCATATACCTCCATAAAATATATTATTACACAATGATGCGCTCCAATAATTCTGCCGCATAAAAAGCCGTTGAATTAAAATTAATAGACGGACTACCCTCTATAAATTGGGCATAATGAATTGTGCCATCACTATTAAAACTATACGAATTATCTTCAATGAATTCACTTGCCTTACATTGTCCATTGGCATATAAATAGATATTGGTTTCATCCCAAACCGCATAAAGAGTAACTGTTCCACCATTTTTTACACCAGTATAACCGTCGCCAACATAATACTTCTTTCCGCCAGAACCACTAGGGGTAGTAGACCAATATTTAAACACATAATTTCCATTAGTAAGAGAACAATTTGGAATTATTATATCGTCTGTTCCAGTAGTTGCAATAAAGCTTTCTGGCAAACTTCCTGTTCCACCATTTGCATCGAAAGCAACTGTATGACTCCAAGGAGTCCAAATAGCATATAAAACAATGTCTTCATCTAGCGTATAATCTCCGCCAGCAGAATAAGAAACAGTGGTAGAATCAGCAGATAAGCCCCATCCAACAAATGTATATCCATTTTTAACAGGAACCGTACTTCTTAATACAAGTGTTTCTCCATTAATTTTTATTTGAGATATAACTTCTGAGCCACCATTGGTGTTATATGAAACATCGAACGTACTTGTAGAAACTGTTTTACTCCAAACAGCATATAAAGTAATTGCGGCATTTGCTGTATAACTCGCACCAGCTTTATAAGCGACAGAAGTTGATGTAGCGGAAGTAGCCCAACCTTTAAATGTGTATGTTGTCAAAGTACCATTATCATCTACAGACGTTCTTGTTGGCTTTGTCGTGCTTAAAGTCAAGGACTTACCGTATGTTTTTGTTTGACTAGCAGGAGCACCAGAGCCACCATTGGCGTTGTATTTAACTGTGTAAGTAATCGCTTTCCAGATGGCATACAAAGTAATACTTGCGTTCGTTGTATAATTTGCACCAGCAGCATAGTCTATACTTGTATCGCTAGTGGAAGTTCCCCAGCCTTGAAAGGTATATCCAGTTCTTGTCGGTTTAGTAGTTGAAAGTTTAAGAGTTTGGTCTTTCCATTTTGTTTGACTAGAAGGAGCGCCAGAGCCACCATTGGCGTTGTATTTAACTGTGTAAGAAGTCCAAGCAGGAACGGCTACGCTAAAACTTACGGTCTTAGTAGCTGAATCATCGTTATCCGTATTAAAGTTTTTAAAAGTAACAGTAATTGTTTTTGTTGCAGAACCATTTCCGCTAATAGAATATGTACCTGTAAAAGAACTGCTTCCACTACTTCTTTTAGTGCCATCAAATGCACTTATAGTTTTAGTAACGCCACCAGATGAAGCTGTCATACCGTAATTTGTTTTAGCTCCATCCCAATAAGTCTCCCAAGAAACATTAATTTTCACTGTATATTGAGTAGCAGATTTTCTAGTTACAGTGCTGCCAGTTGCAGTAATATTTAAAGCAACTCCAAATGGAGTCCACTTAGAAACAGTTGCCATTAAACATCACCATCAACTTTCTTCTACAATTTCTTCTTCAGACGTTTCTTCTGTTGTTGTATTTTGATTTAAGAATACTATTTCAATCCCATCTTCATTGGGAATTAATTTCACATTTGAACTTATGGTTATAGAGCTTACATTTAAATTTCCAGAAAAGCTCCCATCACCATCTATTGTCATTGTTCCACTGCCAACAGGGTTAACCATTGGCATGTAAGTCCCTTTATTGTGTTCATGTAAAACTGACAAAGATTCTACAGTAACAACTTTGTCTTTAGTCTCTGCCATTATCAATCACCCTTCCATTTTATTTATAGTTTTGCTTATGGCAGTTTCATAATTTCATTTTTTATTAGTTATATATTTATATTTTATAAATAATTAAATCCATTTATTATTTATCTGAACAGGATGTCCATTTTCATCCATTGAGTTTTTTATTAACCAAATATAAGGTACTTTATACCATATTCCATCATCTGTAACGATTAATGCATCTGCCTTTAAATAATCAATTCGATATTTGATGCCAACAATATTATACAAACCATATTTTTCATTATAATACTTAGGACGACAAAACATCTGTTTAATATAATTTGTTATTTTTGTTAATAACATATATACACCCTCGATTACTTAACTATATCTACTCCAATCAGAACCATCATAAACATATGGAGTATATCTTTGCCAACCAGAACTTGCATCGTATATATAAATAGCATATCTATTCCAACTAGAACTATTCCCATCATAAATGCGAGTAGTTGCAATAGGTGTTGCACTAGTAGTGATACTAGCATCACCGTCATATGTCAATGTATATCTTATTAAACCGTCCGTACTTGGAGCATAAGAAAAATTCTTAAGCAAAAAAGGCCACTCTTGTAATCCAAAGCTATAATAATCAAGCTCATATCCTTCTTTTGCTTCAACATAAAACATAAATACGTCTGTTCCATACCAAATTGTGTTATCTCTGACATATTCGCCATCATTATACATAATACCATCACAAAAATTGCTAGTACCCCAGCCACCTTCGTGATAACTATGGTTTGACCATGTTCTTTTGACTTTGACCTTTGTACCTTCTCCTTCATTTACGTATAAACGAGGCATTTAATTCACACTCCTTTTCAAACTTTTAACAAAGCCTTTTATTTTAACAAAAAACAGGGTGGCATTAAATATGCCACCCTTATAACTTTATTAATTTATTAGTTATCAATCTATTTTACAAATATTATTCAGCCACGACCACTTCGACATATAGACCAACCAATGCAGACATGTCGTGATAAAGAGGAGTACCGCTATCTCTGTTGCATAGATATAGAATCTCATTTTCAATATAATATTTACCGTTGAAAATCTCCATACCAGTAGAGTATGGAATTGGGTCTTCTAAAGTGCCAGCGTGTTCAACATCAAGTTTCAACCACAACGCAGGAATCATGTCAGGAGTGTTGTGTGCTTCAGCATCATGCTCCTGACGGCACTCGTACACAAACTCGCCATATCTACGTCTATCACCAACGTTAAAATGGATTGCAACGTCGTTGTCATCAATTGCTCTCCAAGGCTTGAATAAGTATTTTACACTTGCAGCCTGTGCAGAGGTTAGAAAAATACCTGCCTTATCCATAGCGTCTCTAATTGCCTGAACTTGTTCTAAAATCGTCATACTTCTACCCCCAGTACCTGTAACGCTTCTGTGCATTCAGTAAGTTTTTCTCTTTCATATTCTCGCTGTGCCGTATCCAGTTCATTGTAGGGCTTCCACGGTGCAACCATTTCGCCCTTGAAGGTAACACCGTCAGAGCGTGTCCAGCTTTCACCTTCAGGGATATACCGATAGCCCTCAATGAAGGTGTCGCTCATGCCATTAAACAGTTCCTTATCTATAGCTCTGTACTCGCCATTGGGATTTGTTGCGTGGCATTTATATTCAGAATCAATGTAAAACATAATAATATACCTCGCTTAATCAGATTTTGCTTTAAGATAATTCATCGTTGCGTAACATGCAGAGCCTTCATTGAATCCGATTCCGATACACTTTTCTCCGGAAATGCCAGACACATCAAGCGTTTGGATTGTATTGGACAGTGCAGTGGTAATATTAAGATATGCGTAAGCTGTTCCAGAGCTATAGGTCGAGTCAGTTCCCCAGTATGTGTTACGTTTGGTAACAACCAGCATAATCTGAACACTTGGTTTGTAGCATTCTCCTAACGATATTTCCAATGTAGAGTAATTTGTTAAATCAAAATCCTCGGCAAGCCAGAAAATACCTGAGCACCTAGAACCGCTTAGGGGAGTAAAGGATATTTTTACAGAACCATCGGAATTATAATAGGGCACGGGAGCAACTGCGGCATTGTTGGAGGCATTTACACATTTTTGCGCTACCGCTTCCCATTCATAACTTTGCTGGCTGTAATAATACAGATATCCTTTATCGATAAACTGAGTCCATGCACCGTTCTGATACAACTCTGTAGGCTTTTCCACCCATTCTCCTGAAACATATTGTTTCAATGAGTTAGGATAAACTTGAACAGCATTCTTTTTCAGGGCATTGAACTCGAAATCTGATACAGCAGAGGTAACAATCCACACCATACCGTCTTCTGCGCTGTTTTTTGTGTAAGAAATTGTCTGTGCACCGTTCCACGCATAGGAACTGTTTGTACCTGTACCTATACTAACAGTACCTACAGCAACACCGTCTACAACAACCGTGCCAACGAAGAACGGGGTTGTGTTCTGTCTTACCGAGCAAGTCAGTGTACCTTTTGAACCATCCGCAGTTGTGAAGGAAATTACTACATCGGTGAATACGGAATAATAGGTTGTGCCTGTAACTGTCTGCGAAGCTATAATTGCATTATTACTGTTGTCCACAATGGATACTTTCGTAGAACTGCTATTGATACTGTGATTTGCAGATATTACAAGAGAATTACCATACGGCTCTGTGGCACTGAAAATCCAGCTAGTAATTTCATTCTCCGTATTGACCCAGATTGTATTCTCAATAGGATTCGCAGGCTTTGTCGTGCCACCAACAACTTCAAAATTCAATTCCGCACCACTTGAAATCTGTAATATTTCATCAGCCATACCAGACACAGGAATCAAATTAGTCTTCTCGGTTTTTGTACGAATTGCATCACCAATGGCAGTAAGTGTCGTATCTTGAATTAAATATTCAGCCATTAGACACTCACCTCCTCGGCGTTGGTAACTGTAGATACAGCCCAAACACCGTCTACAACTCTTAAGAACGCACCATCATTATCAGCAGTAACGGCTGGAATATCGACAATACCAAGCTTTGTTCTAGCAGTTGCGGCATCTGTTGCCCCCGTGCCACCATTTGCAATAGGTACAGTGCCATATAAATATTGAGCAGATGGACGAGGCATACTAATTGTCTTCCAATATGTTCCATCATACTGCAATGTAATCGGTTTGTTGGCAGTTAACCATGAATTTAATGCTCCGCCAGATGAAGCAGAGGTATTATATGTAACAGGCATACGAATGTATTTTGCTCCAAAACCATTAACATTCAATGTCGGATTTGTTGTTGTACTTACTGTATGAGGAATAACTACAAGTTTCATACCAGAAGTAAGAGCGCTTACTCCATCTACTGTGGCAGTATAAGCCGCACCATTACCAGAAGTTGTAACAATTGAAGTACCACCATAATCTAATTGTGTTTTATCTTCTGCACTTAAAAAACCAGATACAACTTGTGTCGCATTGTCATGAGAGTGATTCGTATCTGACTTATTACTTAATGCAGTTACTACGTGTTGCCACATTCTTTCAAAGGCAGCTAAAATCGATGTATTTGCCATCTTATTTTTACCTCCTTATTTAAATTGTTTTATTCAAATGGCGGTAGTTAAATACAACTACCGCCATTATTTGTATAACTTTAATAATTAAAAAAATATAAATTAAATTTCATAAACTGCTCGCAATACAACGTCGTTTCTACCACCGCTTGTATTTTGATAGCTACCCACTAATTTATTATCATGTACATATACTGGTTTAATAACTCTAATTTCCGTACTAACATCACTTGCATCGCCGCCGACATAAGTAGGAATAGAACAATAGAATGCCTTACCACCCCATGTGCCACCAGAAGGATTGAACTTGGGAATAAATGTGGTAGAGAAGTCAGTGTCGTTAGCACCGCTACCGGGGTCGTAGTCAGACCACAATAACATCCAACCAGCACGACATTCAGACAAGGGTTTGGATGGAGTTACTGTCTGAGGAGTTCCATCTGTGCTTGTCAAATAAGACGTTCCGCTCCAAAGAATCATACTATTTGTTGCTTCATGCAAACAAACCCAGCCAGTGAAAGAGCCAGCCGCATTTTGATAATTGGTATAAATACTACCAGAAGAGCCAAAACCAGTAATCCATCCGATTGTGGCAGAAGTTTTATGAACTAAAAGTCTCCATGCCTCTGTTGTCTTTGGATTTCCTGCAACGCCAGCTTGAGAATATATGGTGTGCACTCCCTGTGGCATAACGTTAATTTCATCTAACAGATTCTTTCCAGAGCTGGTGTTATAAGAATACTTTACGCCACCATTAGTATTAGTAAATGCAGGAGAAGCGCCGACTTCTGCATATGTAGGAGGATTGCTTGTTGTATAATACTTACTCCAAGAACCCCATTCATTTGTTCCAATTCTGGTTCTTACATATGTTTCAAAGTCATTACTTCCAACAGTACCATGTCTGAACCACAACTGCTTAATTGTATCAGAACCCTCTTCCCAAGGCATTACAACGAGCCAACCATTTGTTCCTGCTGGGACATTAGTAGGAGCAGACGCATTTGTAAATGTATAAACACCTGCATCTGTATAGTTGTTCAAATCTAATCCTGTTTGAGAAGTGCCAACTGCATAATGCTTGTGAGAAACATTGGCATAATTTGTATGAGAGTGACTAGTCGCTGCTTTGTTATCAAGAGCAGACTGTAATCCGTCAACGTTAGAAATAATATGATTGTGAGAATCGTCGTTAACGGTAATTGTACCACTTGAAATTGTAACATCGCCACCAGACTTAACACCGCCCAAAGAAGAGCCAGCAGCAGGTAAAGAATATGCATTAGCACCACTTGCAATGCCATTTAATTTAGCCTTATCTTCCTTGCTCATTAGACCAGCAGCAGAAGTAGTAGCAACACCATATGTTGTATCTGTAAACTTAGCACCACTTGGAACAGATGCACCCAATGTATAAGTTGTTTTGACAGGCACACCATTTGCAAAATAAACTGGTTGAGTTGCAGAGCCAGCATTCGTGTTCAATTTATTTGCACTTGTAGCTGCGCCACCAGCAGAAGAAGAGCCAGCGTAACTATGGGTATGAGAACTAGCTGCTTTACCAGAAAGAAGAGTGTCTACTTCAGCTTGAGTATAATAAACACTGTCATGGTTATGACCACTTGCGGCCTTACCATCTAATGCACTCTGCAAACCATCAATATTAGAGATAATATGATTATGAGAATCATCATTGACGGTAATAACACCAGAAGAAATGGTTACGTCACCACCAGTTTTTACACCACCAAGGGAAGTACCAGCGGAAGGGAGGGTATAATTATTAGCACCCTCTGCAATGCTATCCAACTTGCCTTTATCTGTTGCACTCATAAGACCAGAAGCAGCCTGTGTAGCAAGTGAATAAGTCGTATTAGCAGATGCAATTGTAACGCTATCGCCACTAGCATTTGCTGTTAATGTCACATTATTACCAGCTATCAATGTAAGAGTATCGGTCTTTGTGTCGGCAGCAATAGTCGTATTTCCGACAACAATATTGCTAAAAGCATTCTGGTTTGCTTCTGCATTAGAAGGAGCGTGAGCAGAATCAGCATGAACTTTTGCAATATCCCAATTGTTTCTCTCTGTGGAAGTCACATGAATTGTTGTATTGCCAGTATGAGCAGTTAAATCAGATACATTTGCTTTATTTGCAATTGCCGCATTAAGAGTATCAATCATGTCCTGATTCTCTTCAATTGCAGAAGAAATTTCGCCAATTGTATCAAGAGTAGTGCTTGCACCTTCTCCAACTAAAGCATTAATCTTAGAATCCGTATAAGCATTGGCAGATGTCAAAGCATTAGCGGCAGCACCGCTTACATCATATACATTATCATGAGTATGAGAAGCATTTGCCTTAGTAGCAAGCTTAGCATCCACCTCAGTCTCTGTGTAATAAACATTATCGTGATTATGAGATGCATTTGCTTTACCAGAAACCACAGCAGAAACTTCATCTAGGGCAGTTGTAGTCGCATAATCACTGTGAGTATGACTAATTGCGGAATAGTCCTCATCATGGTCGTGACCAACAACTGAATACTCACTATGGATATGTGAGGAGGACGCATAATCATCATGAGCATGAGAAGAAAGAGCATATTCAGTATGAGTATGAGAAACAGGCGCATATTCGTCATGAGTATGAGAAATTGATGCATACTCTGTATGATTATGATTTACATTAGCCTTGCCATTAACCTTTGTCTCAAGAGTATCAAGCGCCACAACGGTTGCGTAATCGCTATGAGTGTGAGATGTAGAAGCGTACTCTGTATGTGTATGTGTCAAATCAGCCTTAGTATTCACCACATCTTCTAACAATTCAAAATCTGACTGTTCAGCATATTCAGAATGAGTATGATTCAGATTGGCTTTATTTTGAATCAAATCATAAATCGCATCGGTTACACAAGTTTCTACATCCTGACCAAGATAAATTTCATCAGATGATGTTAACGGAATGAAATTGGGGTTGTCAGATGCTGTCAACACAACGTCAAAATTTTCGCTCATAAAATGTCCTCCTTTAAAATCCGACATATTTTTTATTTTGTTTTATATTGCATTACATTATTATCATTGTTCTTATTATCGGTTCTTGTTACCGTCTAATTAGTTAGCTGCAAATTTCGTCAATATCTTCAACTGTAATTAGTTCTATATCGTTAACAGTAATTACACCAGAACTAATTGTTACATCGCCACCAGTTTTAACAAGGCCAAGTGAAGAACCAGCAGCTTTATAAGTTGTATTATTATCAGTAGAAGAAATAGTGATATTACCACTTGCATCACTAGACACAGTTGTAGCGCCACTACCAACAAAACGAATTTGACTTCTATGAGTACTGTCATCTTTGATTTTTACATAAGGATTAGCTGTTGCGGCATTTGTTGTTGTGCCAGATGCGCCAGCAGTAATGCCTGTAGCATAATGGGTGTTTGTATCTGTAAACAACGCATCACTTGGAACGGATTTTTCAAGCGTATAAGTTGTTTTGACAGGTATACCATTTGCAAAATACACAGGTTGAATTGCAGAACCATCATTGACATTTAGCTTATTTGCAGAAGTAGCCGCTCCACCAACAGAAGAAGAACCAGCATAGTTATGGGTATGACCACTTGCGGCTTTACCATCAATATCGTTCTGCATTGAATCCAGTGTATTTTGTAAGTTATCAATATTTGCGATAGTATGATTATGAGAATCATCATTTACAGTAATTACTCCACCAGAAATGGTTACGTCACCGCCAGACTTAACGCCGCCCAACTCAGAACCAGCGGAAGGGAGGGTATAAACATTGGTTTCTGTGCCGTTGATAAGAATATTACCATTAGTTGTAGAGTCGGCTACCTTAGTCGCATCTGTTCTAGCATGAGCAGCTTGAGAATGCGTATATGCCGTATTCCAATTAGATTTATCAGTGGAAGTCACATGAATTGCTGTATCGCCAGTATGAGCAGTTAAATCAGACGCATTTGCTTTTGTTGCGATAGAATCATTTAACACATCAACAATATCAGCATTATCATTAAGGGCTGCGGCAAGTTCATCTAAGGTGTTTAAAGTTTCAGGTGCGCCATTGACAAGAGCGGCAACTTTTGTATCTGTGTATTCTTTTGCAGTTGCAAGAGAAGTGTTAATAGCCGTTTGCTGCGCTGTAGAAACAGGCTTGTTAGCATCGCTCGTGTTGTTTACATTGCCAAGGCCGACATCAGAAGCGGTGAGAGTAATATCATCAGAAAGCGGCTTGCTGTTAATAGTGCGAGAAGTAGGAACTTTGCCGTCTAGTGTAGTCTGAAGATTTGTCACATTGGCAATAGTGTGAGTGTGAGATGAATTTGCCTTGCTATCGAGTTCTGTCTTTGTTGCAAACAGATTTTTTAATTTTTCTAAAAATGTTTGCAAGGTAGAAAGACTTGCGTATTTTTTCTGTGCCATTTTGAAAAGCATCTCCTTTCAAAATATAATTTATTAGTTTGTTCAGTTCAATCTTTGTACACTTGCGCAATGTGTACAATTAATTGTTGTTTAATTAAATTAAGGGAGAGGTCACCCTCTCCCTTTTATATAACTTTATTTATTAAGAAATTGTAAATAATTTATTATTAAACTGTAATGCCAAACAAAGCGTTAATCTCAGATTCGCTCACTTCCACAAAAGATGCAATCGCAGACTCATTTGCGGCAATACGAGCCACAGCAGCATCGAGGTCAGCCTGAGCAGCCTTACCAGCAACGGAAGTCTGAAGACCAGAAATTGCAGTCTCGTTAGCACCAATACGAGTGATAGCGTCATCAACCTTAGTGGTCATAGCGGTATTCAGCTCGTTAGCCTTTGCGATTGCATTAGCCTCAGCAGCATCCCAAGCAGAAATCTTAGTAGCGGTAATGCCATCCAGAACATCCTTGTTGCCATGCTCGTGAGCCTTAGCAGCAGCGTCATCCCACTTAGCCTTATCGCCAGTAGCAATCAGGTCAAGCTCAGCCTTGTTAGCATGAGAGTGAGTAACAGCTTCCAAAGCATCCAGACGAGTTCTATCCTTGCCAACTTCAGTATCAGTATATGCTTTAGAATCAGTCAGTGCCTGATTTGCCTTAGTTGTAGCATCAGCAGCGGCAGTATCTACTGCTTCCTGCTTAGCGGCAGCAATCATATCCTCAACAGAACCGTCACCTTCGCCAAACTTAGCTTCCAGAGCGGCAATCTTTTCGTCCTGAGTAACACCAGCAGTCTCAAGAGCACTGATTGCATCAGAGTTTGCCTTGATGGAAGCAGCCATCTGAGAAGCAGCAGTCTCGTCGGAAGCGATGTAGGTCTGAAGCTCCTTCAGAGTGTCTTTAGCGGATTCAGTCATATCGGCATCTGCAAAGAAAGCATCGACATCTTCCTTCACAGCGGCAATAGCCTGAGCCAGCTCTTCATCCTTAGCAACCAGCTCACCATCCTTGGTCTTCAGGCCAGAAATGTCTTCCTTGTTGGCATCAACAGCAGCCTGAAGCTCGGCAAGTGCAGTATTTGTAGCAATACCGCTGGTACGCTCAACAACATAACCAACAACATCTGTAGCGGTAGCGCCTTCGGGGATAGTGCCAACATACTCGCTCAGCTTATCGACATTAGCCTGAACCTTTGCATCCTCATCAGAAGCAAACTTCTTAGCCTGAGCCAGAATGCCAGTTTCAGTATTATTAATAGCGGCAATGTCAGTTTTATTCTGGTTGGCAACAGACTCAACAGCGTCTACATCTGCATCGACCAGAGCCTTTGCATCAGCAACGGCCTTAGCAACAGAACCATCAGTTGTAGCATCACCATTCAACTTAGCAATGGCATCGGTATTTTGCTTGACAGCGCCATTAGCCAGAGCGTTGATATTGCCCTGAAGCTCAGTCTTTGCAGTAGCAACAGCGCCAGCAGCTTCGTAATTACCAGCCAGACCCTCGGCAAAGCTCTTTGCATCGGACAGCACCTTAGCATCATCCGCAGCCATCTTAGCCTTCAACAGCTCGTCGTACTTAGTCAGTTTAGCAAGAGAAACATATTTCTTAGTATTAGGCATAATCATAATCTCCTTTTAATTTGCAAATTTAATAAAGATAATAAAATCACCGTTTTAATACGGTGTTTATTAACAAAAAATAATAAACATTAATTTAATTAGTTCTCAGTTTTGTTTTCGCCTTCGCTTGTAGAAACTTTGAACAAACCTTCGATATCTTCAGTAGAAACTTCTCCAATGTAATTAGCAACTGTGATATACTCACCAGTTTCTTCATCCCATACAGAAATTTCTTTATCATCCTTGTCTACATACAAGGTTCCTTCTTGTCCTAGTTCTGGAAGCTCCACTCCCACGAACAAAATCTCTTGGGGCTTTTCTGTAATCTGAATCCACTCTTTTTTGTCTTCTTTATAAAACCAAAGACACGCAGAACCAATAACAAAATAATAACCACCAAGAGGATTCTCCAAAGCCCATCTCTCGGCTTCAGATTCTAATTCGACAATCTGATTATAAAAAACTCTTTGACCTTTAAAGTCAAAGGCGATTCGCCCTAAGTCCTGAATAAAAATCAGTTGTCCGTCTTTAATCAGAAGCTCTCTTATTCGAGAGGAGGAAGTTGCCACCAAGGACATAACTTGTTTAGTAGTTGTATCCGCCATGTCACACCTCCATCAATTAGGACATCTTAGAATTCAACAATCTCTACTACACCAACAGCTTCTTCAACTGCCTTAGCAATCTTTTCATCAACTTCAGTCATCACCTTACCGACATAATAAGGTTCGACAACAGAGTGGCAATCTTCATTGGACAGGTTAATTCTAATGCTATCAGATGCAATCACAACACCATCAGCATTGTACCAGTCGATTTTGTAATCCCATCCAATCATGTGCTCCTTGGTAGAACCCTTACCAAAATAAGACCATGTATCAGTGTTCTCATCATAAACAGCCACATTCAACCAAATTACCTTGTATCTGCGACCATAGCTATCAGTGCATAACTCTGTTTTGATTTCAGTGTCGGCTTTACCACCCAAATCTTTCTTGTAGCCAGTAACAGCATCGCTTGGAACATAGCTCTTAAAGGTTATATAATAAGTATTGGGGTCTCCACCAGCACCAACATTCTGCTTCATGTACTGGAAATCATGAGGAATCATGATTCTGATTTCTTCCTCACGATAGTCTACTAGTGTACCAACAGGAACATCAGTGATTTCATACTCAACCTTCTCAGGAGTGTTCCCAATTTCAGCAACAGCATTCTCAACCGCTGCTTCAACCTTTGCATCGACTTCCTCGGCAGTGACCTTAGTTGCCATTTCTGTCTTGATTTCTTCAACCACAGCAGCATCAGCTTTGCCAGCAATTGTAGTTTCGACCTGAGTTTTTAATTCGGCTACTTCATCCGCAGGAGATAAAATAATTGGGTTTCCGTTTTTATCCAACCATCCCATGGCAGGATTTTCGTCTTCACCGCTTAGAAACAAGACATCAAACGCATCAATAGCCTTAGAAGCAATTGCTGCTTCTAAATTTTTTCTGCTACCATGAGCATGTTTAGCTCTTTCAGCCATATTCGTTTCCTCCTTTTATAAAAATATTTATATATAAAAACTTTGACACTTTTGCATCAAAGTCCCATTAATGGGCGTTTAAAATTTCCCACTTTTCTTGTTCTGAAATCTTTCCACTTTCAAATAATTCTATAACTTTTTCAGTACTAAGTTTACCATTGGAATACAGACGTTTTAATGACTCAATAAAAACATTCATATGTATCCTCCTTAAATAATTTTATTTTCAAGGAGAGAAAGAACAAAATTGTCAATAATCTCTTCTGGTGTAGATAAATTCAGCATCTTTAATTGCTTATATTCATGTTTATCGATTTCTTCAATGTCCACAGTTTCATATCCATCAACAGGTACATTATATAAAGTTCTCTCATGCCAAATATCATTCTGGTCAGAAGAAAGAATGGCCTGTGCCTCGTTAATATCACTTAAAACCATGATTTTATGTTTTGGCTCCCATTTTAGATAAATGAGGTTATCCAAAACATCTATTACCTTATTATTTTTTAAAACCTTATAATACATATTTATACCTCACAAAAAAGAGGAGAGAGAACTTAATTCTCTCTCCATCTATTGCCTAAAATGTTAGAAAGACAACTCAATCAAAACGCCCAAAGGAGTCTGTGCGTTTGTAATGCCTTGAGTTTGACCATTCTCGTCTACTCGCCAAATATAATGTGCATAAGCAGCATTGGGAGACCTTAACCAATAAGCATTATAATCACCGTTATCGAAAGTTCTCTTTCTTGATTCGTTCGTACTCAAATAAGAAATAGAAATACCTTCGCTGTTATATGGCTCAGAAGTCTGAGTTGGGTCTACTTCAATAAGAGCAGGAATTGTGATATAACAGTTAGAGGGAGTAACTTCTTTGTAATACGTTGTTGGTGTAACAGCAGTGTTCTCTAAGCCGTCATTAGAATAAACAATTACTTGTTTCATCAGTGCTCTAATCTGTGTTGGCATAGCATTATATAATCTTGTATTTAAAGACTTATTTAATGTAGAAGCAGCCCAACCACCATCATTAATGTTTGTAGCATTCCACATTTTAGTTCTTCCTAGCAAGTGAGAAGCGAGAAGACTAAAAGAACATCTTTTAGAGGTATTATCACTCAAATAATACTTTCTAAAACCACAAGCTTCCAAGGTAATAAATTCATGTGTCCATATAGCCAAATCCTTACAAACGTCGTCTCCCAAATCAGCATACCAAACTTTAGCCCAATTAATATTACCAATGGCATGATTTTCATAATAACCGTCATCTGCTTTGGCGCAACCAAACACTAAAGTACTTGTACCAATAGTTGTTTTAGTTCTCGTTAATTCGACAGTCAAAACTTCATCACCATCAAGATTAGACTTGTAAATATACAAATTATTATCGCCTTTCTTATGGCGAACAACCAGAATTTCACGCTTATTAACTTCGACAACATTGTCATAAGATGTACCCCAAGTTAATCTTGCTCCATTACTATACCAAAGCTTAAAGCCATTAGTA